ATGATACTGCTGATCTTGCTGAGGGAACTAACCTTTACTATACAGAAGCAAGAGTTCAAGCAAAACTTGATAATGCATACGCACAACTTAGTGCTATGTTAAACAACCTTGCTACTTCTACAACATTAACACTTAATCTATCTGGAGATCCTACACCAGGAACTGTTGTAAGTCTTGGATCAATCACTGCTAGTGGTCTTGGTGGATTCAGTGCTGGAACTGCTGTTGCCACATCTGGTGGTACTGGTACTGGATTGACAGTTGATACTACAGTCAATGCTGCTGGTGCTATAACTGCTCTTGCTGTAAATGGTGCTGGTTCAGGATATTTAATTGGAGATAATCTACAAATCACTAACCCTAACCTTGGTGGTGTTTCTACCTTGAACTTGGGTACATTATCAGGTGGTGTTGGTGGATTTAGTTCTGCTACAGGAGTTGCTACAACAGGTGGAAGTGGATCTGGATTAACCTTTGACACTACTGTTGATGGAAATGGTAATATTACAAACATTGCAGTTAACGCACCAGGTACAGGATACGCTAACGGAGAAACAATTACAGTTGTTAATGCTAATGCTGGTGGTGCTTCCACTGTTGATACTCTCGTTGGTGGTACAGGATATGCGAATGGAACTGCTATTGCAACTACTGGAGGAAGTGGATCAGGTTTAACACTTAATCTTACAACATCTAATGGTGTTGTAACTAACGCAGCAATTAATGCTGCTGGTACAGGATATGCTGTAGATGACACAATCACTATTGTTAACGCAAATGCAACAGGTGTTAGAACTCTTGGTTCTATTGCAACTGCTGGAACAGGTTATGCTGCTGGATCTGGAATAGCAACAACTGCATCTGGATCTGGTACTGGATTAACTGCTGACATTACAGTTGATGGAAATGGTGCCGTAACTGGAGTAACTATTAATGATGATGGATCTGGTTATGCTAATGCTGAGACAATTACAATTACCAATGCCAATGCATCTGGTGTTAAGACACTTGGTTCAATTGCATCTGGCGGTACTGGATATGGTACAGGTACTGCTCTTGCAACAACATCATCTGGTTCAGGTACTGGATTGACTGTTGACGTTACTGTTACTAACGGTGTTGTTGATGGTGTTTCAATTAACAATGATGGATCAGGATATGCTGCTTCTGAAGTAATTACGATTGCTAACGCTAATGCATCTGGTGTTAATACACTTGGAACTATCACTGCTGCTGGTAGTGGTTATTCTGCGGGATCTGCAATTGCCACCACATCAGGTGGATCTGGTACTGGTTTAACTGTTGACATTACAGTTAATGGATCTGGTGGAGTAACTGGAGTAACAGTTAATAATGATGGTTTGAATTATGCTAATAGTGATTCAATTACAATCACCAATGCTAACGCATCTGGTGTTGCTACACTTGGTTCTATTACTGCTGCTGCTTCAGGTTATTCTGCTGGCACAGTTGCAACTACAACAGGTGGATCTGGTTCTGGATTAACAGTTACTGTTGCTGTTAATGGATCTGGTTCTGTAACTGGAATGACTATCGTTAACGATGGTTCTGGTTATGCTGCATCAGATACAATCACATTAACTAATGCTAATGCAACTGGTGTTGAGACTCTTAATTCAATAATGGTAGCTGGTACTGGATACCCTGCTAGTCAAACTATAACTGGTGTTTCTACAACTACTAATAACTCTGGTACTGGATTGACTCTTGATATTACTACCAATTCATCTGGACACGTAGTAAGTGCTGTAATTAATAATGATGGTACTGGATATGCTGCTTCTGACACTATCACAATTGATGGATCTGGAGATGGTAACGCAGTTACTGGTGTTGCTGCTATTCATGGTAATGCAACAACTACGGTTGGTGCTATCCACGGTAGCACTGCTACCCTGTCTGTTGGTGCTATTCATGGTAATGGTGCTACCATTCCTGTTTCTGCAATTCATGGTAACAGTGCAACGATACCTGTATCTGCTATTCATGGTAATAGTTCAACTATTGATATTGCTACAATCTTTGCTAACGCAACGATTAATACTGCTACAGTATTCACTCATGCAACCTTCGCACTTGCTGATATCACAACGATGGAAGTTGGTGCAACAGTAACTGGAGCAACCTCTGGTACTACTGGAGTTATCACTGCTATGGGTACGAGTTTAATTACTGTTGATAATGTTGATGGATTCTTCAAGGTTGGAGAAGCTGTCGCTGCTAATGATGTAACTACTTTGACTATATCCTCATTCGCTTAATAAAAAATGTCTGCTACAAGACCCGCAAGTAAAACCGAGCTAAAAAATTATGCTCTAAGAAGACTAGGTTATCCTGCCATTGACATCAACGTATGTGATGAACAATTGGATGATCTGGTGGAGGAAGCGATTGATTATTGGCAAGAGTATCATTACGATGGTTCTCAAAAACAGTTGATTAAAATTGAAGTTACTGAAGATATTAAAACTTTTGCAAAAGGTGCTACTCAAGTAGGTTCAACTGACTGGACAAAGAATAATCTTAGTGTTGATCTACCTCCTGGCGTGGTAGGAATTAATCAGGTCTATGCTAATTTAAGTAGCAGTAGTGTTGTACCTGGTAACATGTTCAACATTAAGTATCAGATTTTCTTGAATGATATTTACGCATTCACGAACTCTCAAATCCTACATTACTACATGGTTTCTCAATATCTTGAGACACTTGATTGGGTAACTAACTCTCGTGCTAATCGTAGAATTAGATATAATAGGGTTGAGAATAAACTATATCTTGATTTCAGTTGGGATGAACTCACAGTAGGAAACTATATTTTAGTTGATTGTACTATGAGAACTGATACTGAAGTCTTTACTTCTGCTTATAATGACAACTGGTTGAAAGACTATTGTGAAGCGATCTTCATGCAACAATGGGGTCGTAACCTAAGTAAGTATGATGGTATACAAATGTTGGGTGGTGTTACTCTAAATGGTCGTCAGATCTTAGAGGATGCATCTACTCGTAAAGTTCAATTGGAAGAAGAAATTAGAGATCGTTATGAAATACCACCACTAGATCTTGTAGGTTAATATGGCATACTCAAACACTCCAGCAAAAGATTGTGTACAGTCAGATTACAGTTCTGCCTGTAGATTGAACATTAATGGTTCTGATCAAGAACGTAAGTTCATGGAGAATCTTGTTGTGGAGTCTATTGAGTTGTATGGACAAGATGTTTATTATCTACCTAGAACCTATGTTGGAAGAGATAATGTTCTAGATGAGATAGATACTAGTACATTTAATAATGCATATCCTATCAGAGCATATGTTAACAACGTTGAAGGTTGGGAAGGACAAGGAGAACTCCTAACTAAATTTGGTGTTAGAATAGAAGACAAGACAACCTTTATTGTTTCCCGTGAAAAGTTTACTGAGAAGGTTGATAATAACGTTACATTAAATGTTGAAGGTAGACCTAATGAAGGAGATTTAGTTTGGTTCCCGACAACAAAACATTTATTTGAAATTAAATTCGTAGAAGCAGAAAGACCATTTTACCAGTTAGGTAAAGGATACGTCTGGGAAATGCAATGCGAAATATTTGAGTACTCTAATGAAGATCTTGATACTGGTATTGCTGACATTGATGCTATTGAATACGCCTTTAGTAACTCCACGGCGTTTGTCATGGGTACTGGTGGGTCTGGTGCTTTTACAGTTGGTGAGATTGTCATTGGGGATCTTAATACTGCCGTTGGATCTGCTACTATATCTGGTGATGGTGTTGACAGTGTTACCATTACTGATGGTGGTGAGTTTTATACTTCTGCTCCTACTGTAACATTCAGTGGTGGAGGTGGATCTGGTGCTGCTGGAACTGCTGTAATATCTGCTGGAGGATTGGTAACTGGAGTTACTATAAATACTGCTGGTACTGGATATACTTCAGCACCAACTGTAACCTTTGGTAATTCACCGAAGGATACACAAGCAGAGGTCAAATCTTGGGATGCTGGCACTAGAACACTTCAAGTTATAAATCGTACAGGTACATTTAATACTGGAGAGAATATTAAAGGTCAATCATCTGGTGCTCTCTGGAGTCCTGAATCTTATAATACTATAGATAATACTAATAGTGAAGTTGACCAGAACTACACATTTGAGACAGCTGATGATGACATTATTGATTTCTCCGAAGGTAATCCATTTGGATCCATTGGTTCTACTACTGACTTAACAATCTAATGCTAGGAAAATATTTTTATCACGAAGTCTTTAGAAAGACCGTTGTTGGATTTGGTACTCTGTTTAATAATATAGAGATCAAACAAGGCAGTGAGGTCATGAAAGTGCCTCTAGCTTATGGTCCTAAGCAAAAGTTTTTAGCACGTTTGGAACAGACTCCTGATCCAACAAACAAAAGAGTAGGTATTACTCTTCCTAGAATCTCATTTGAGATAACTAGTATTGATTATGATCCTACAAGAAAGGTTAGTCCTACTCAGAAGATAACAGTAACAAGTACTTCAGATAAGAGTAAGGTGGCATATATGCCAGTTCCATATAGTGTAGGATTTGAGTTAGCAATTATATCTAAAAATCAAGATGACGGCCTTGAAATTCTGGAACAGATTTTACCTTATTTCCAGCCAAGTTATAACTTACCCCTCAAGTTGGTCCCAGGACTCAATGAAACAAAGGATGTTCCTGTCGTTATTAATAATATTGACTATGATGATGAGTATGAGGGTAATTTTGCCACTCGTCGCGCAATCATTTACACTTTAAGTTTTACTGCTAAGACATACATCTACGGTCCTGTACAAGAATCCTCTACAATCAAGAAGGTTATTACCGATTCTTATACAAGTACCAATGTTGGTACTGCACCAAGAGAAGTTCGCTATACTGTACAACCAGATCCTATCACTGCTGATGCAGATGATGATTTTGGATTCGGTGAAACATGGGAAGATTTTGGTGACGGTAAGAAGCGTAATCCTACTAGCGGTCAAGATGAGGCAATTTAATTATGAGTACCTTTGATGGGTTGAATGAAGTTTTTGGTAATGAACCATCTGAATTACAAAAGCACGTTGAGAAAAAGAAGGAGATAACCAAACTCACAGATAATCCTGAGATACAACAGGATTATGAGGTTTCTCGTGCTCAACTACATAACTTGGTTATGAAAGGACAGGAGGCAGTAGATGGTATACTTGATGTGGCACGAGCAAGCGATCATCCACGTGCTTATGAGGTTGCAGGTCAACTCATTAAATCAGTCGGGGATGTAGCAGATAAATTAATTGACCTACAAGGTAAGATGAAAGAGTTGGATAAAGAAGATAAGAAAGGTCCAACTAACGTAACAAATGCTATGTTTGTAGGAAGTACTTCCGAGCTTCAAAAATTATTGAAGCAACAAAACAACATAAATAATAAGGATTAAACACGACAAGACGATGACAGTCCTAAATGTTCTAAGCACAAACGCAGTGGCCGCAGGTGCTACTGAGTATCAAGTTGTGCAAACTGGTTTCTACCGAGTGATTGCAAATGCTGGTGATGCTACTGTAGCATTCAACGGTGGTCCTGCAATAACTTTAATTGATAATGAATCTATCCTTGTGAAAGGCGGTAAGCCTGGTACAGCAAAAGTTGTTAAAGCAACTAATGTCAATGGATCAGTTTACAGTTTAGGTAATAGCCTGCAAGAAAACATGTCACGAGATACACATCCATTCTCAGTTGATGATTTCATCGCTGTGATAGATGATGGAACTGCTCCTGCTATCAATGCTGCTTTCTTGAGTGCTGGTACAGCTGGTAAGAAAATTACCGCAACTACTGGTGCAACTATTACATCAGACATTGATGCTTCTGGTCAAGGTTCTGCATATACCTATGCATCTGGTAAACAAGCAATCGTAAAACGTTGCACTAAGATTGCAGTAACAGGTAATGCGATTGTTGTAGAAGAAATACAAGTAGTAGGAGGTTAAAATGAGTACTGATCATCTTAAGGAGGAAACTCCTGCTGAACGTATTGATCGTCAATCAAAGGCAAACGTTGCAAAACAAAAGGCAGCATCCGATGCTAAGAAAGCAAAGGCTGCCAAATCTGCTGATGCATTTAAGAAGCATAAAGCATCAGTTCTCGCTAAGGGAGGTCGTCCAGTAGACGCACTTGACTCTTGGCAGAAAAAGAAAATTGAAAAACGTAAGCTAAACAAAGAAGGTATAACCTTCTCTCAATTCATGGAGGGTAACCCAACCTCTCGTATGCTTCATAAATCAAAGACCTCAGTAACAGGAAATATTTCTGCTGATAGAGGGGACTCTGAAAAAAAGAACCGTGAGAAACGCCGCGCTCTAGAGAAAGATCTCAAAAAGAAAGGCATTGGTCACAAGAAAGGTGTAGGTGAATACAAGTACGGCGATGGTAAAAAAGGTCGTGAAGTATCATACCAAACCTCCAAACCCGATAAGATGTCCAAACGTCGCTTTGGTAAAATCATGCGACGACTAGGACGGAAACATGGCCAAGAATCAGTTATTACAAAAGACAAAGACAAACCAGCAAAACTGCACGATACAGAATCTAAAAAGCCTGGTAAGTCAGTCACATTAGGAAAGTCCAAAGCAGGAAAACACCCATCATCTTCTGGAGAAACATCTGGAACGAAGGTGCGTAGTGGTAAGTTACCGAAGAAGACCAACAAACCAAGTTATCATTACAACAAGTAGATAACTCACCTATATAATGAACAGAAAATTGATGTTGGTGTTAGCAATCACTGGCTTTGCACGGTTGATTATAATCGTGGCAGGGATTGCTGGTCTCAGTTGGGGGATCTCTACCAAAAACGAACCCATGTCTATTAACGACGAAGTTAAACAGCTACAAAAGAAACTGGAGGATATTGAAAAGAAACAACAGTTCCTTCAAAAGATTCAGGATCTGGAAAGAGAAAAAGACCAGCACGATGGAAAACGTGCATCATCAGGAAAACACCTTCATGAAATGAATTGACAATATTTGTACCTTATGGTATACTGTGAACGGCTAGATATAACATGACACCAGACCGACACGACATACCCATACTAGGGGATTTCTATACCAAGAAAGAAGTTGATGCTATGATACGTGCTGCTGTTGAAGAAGCACAAGAAATTGATCGCATCTCAATGGCTAAGCATAATCGTGATGCTACTATCATTAGTATGCTACTTGGGTTTACAGTTCTAGCATTATTTGTAGATGGTTTGTTGAGAATCCTTGGTATCATTCCACCATTCATGGATATTGACGTTGATATAATAGATG